AACATTATCGAACTCAATACCCAAATGAACCTATTAATAAAGTTATTGATACTGATACTTTCGATGAAATGTGGGGAAAAGAAATATATGAAACTTGGGGTAAAGAATTTTATGAACTAATAGAAGATAAAGATGTTTTAAATTATTACCAAACAAGGGAGAGTGCATGATGACAGTTAAAGATTTAATAAATGTTTTACAAAAAATAGAAGATAAAAGTCTATTGATTAGGGTTATTGAAACAAACGACTTTGATATAGACGGAAATCCTAAACCTAATTTTTGGCTAAATGAAATAGAGGTGTCAGAAACAGAGCAAAGTGGTTATGAACAAAACGGAGAAATCCGATTAATAGGGAGAGAATGATAGAGGAGAGTGCATGAAAATAACTGGCTATAAATTAGTAATCTATTATGAGGACGGAGCTACGGAAGATATTGTAGATATCCCTTACCATATAGAAAAAAGAATTGAATCGCATTTAGACGAACTAGAAGCAGAAATGGAATATGAGGTAGATGATGAGTGATGAAGAGAATACTAAAATACTAGAACATATTAGTTTTGTGATAACAGGACTGAATGTGTTTCGTGACCGAGAGGATTTACTAACTGATTTGTTTAACCATGTGGAAGCAGAGCTATTGAGTAATCCTATACCCATTACAGATGAAAATATTGTAAAGTCTGTGATAAGCTTTATGGAGAGCCTGTGTATTGATGCAGTTTCTTCAAAAGATTTAGAAGAAATGGCAGAACAAGCGAGGACTACCCTTTAAATTAACTAACTCGTTCGATACTATAAGGGTAGTTTTTGTTTTATTAGTTTGGCTAGGAGTGAGCCTTTGTAAAAGCCTAGAAGTCTGAGCTATTTTATATAGAGTGATGAAGTAAGGTTAAGGATAAAAGTAAATGAGAACTAAACCACCATGCACTAGCCATTTTAGTTTACGACTGGGGTGTAACAGGAAGCAAATATTTAATTATTTATTTCATATACTCCTAAGTTACCCTAGTCGTAATTTAACTAGCATGAGATTGAAGATATTAAGTTATCGTTAGATTAGAATGCTAATAGTCTCCCCAGCAGTATTGATACTGACTGTTGGACGACTTTAAAAGCGTAAGTATTAGTGCTGACAGACACTATAAAAACCGATAATCATGTTGCTGTTGGAGGAGTTGGTAGTTACTTCGGGATTACAAAACTATCTTGTAGGACTTCAGAGTGGCAGTAGTTAATGGGTTCTTGAAATAACCCCACCGACTTAGGCTCTACCATCAGGAAGTGGTCATAGGTTCTACTAGTCTGATTTTCCCACACATGCGTGGAGGTTTGCACAGACTTAAAACAACAAAGCCACAATTTGCGGGTTTAGTGTTTTGCTAGTTTTACAATTCCCAAAACAAAAAAACTAGCACTTAGTTAAACGGAGGTAATTATGACTAAGACTGAAATATATATTAAACTTACGGACTTACAGACCGGAGCATTAAAACATCTAACTGAAAAGCTTAGAAGTTTTAATAGACATTGTATTGATAGAGAGCTAGAGAGACCTGAAGGTGATGAAGATTATTCTTATGTTGCTAGTTGTGCTATTGACCTAGACTATCTAGAAACTATCAATAATGAAGTATCAGAAATCTTAGAACAGTTGGAGAAACATAAGCTTTATGATAGGTGAGCTGATTTCACAGTACGGTAGACCACAAAGCCGAGAAGCTTTTATCTTTAAAAACCGAAAAGGGTTTTTTGTTGAGCTTTATCGTGAAACTATGCTCATTAGAGTAGTTGAATGTTTTGACCGTTCCCAAAGCTATGCTGAAGATGTCGCAGAGAATTGGGTACAAAAAATTTTAAACTGAGGTGACTTATGAAAACTTATGTCGTTCATGCTATACAACCAACACACTACAAACTAGAAGTACAAGCTAAGTCTATTAAAGAAGCTTTAAAAGTTGCTGAAGAGACTGGAGCTAGTGATTGGTCTTTCATTGAATACGGAGCATGGGAGTATGACCATATTGGTGAGGTTTTTAATGAGTAATTTAATAGAATTACTACTTGCCCTTATATTCTTTTTTGTGTTAGGCTTTTTTGTGTGGGAATCAACTAAGTTGGTTGATGACAAGAAGAGGAAGAAGTAATGGATTTATTTTTAAAACTTTGTACTGATATAGTTAAAGAATTAACGGAAGACTTACCAATTGAGCAAAACCTTGAGTATTGTGAGGACTGTGGTGACCCTGTTGATAAGTGTTCTGGTTACAAGTGTTGGATAAGATGAGAACTAGACCGATAGATGTTTTCCTTATGAAAAAATTTAATGAGTATTGTAACGAACAATTATATTTTAATACTTTAACAAAACAAAAAAACTTTGAAGACTTTATAACTACTAATAAAAGTTTTTTAGTAGCTTTGTATGTGAAACAAAGGAGAATGAATAAATTAATTATAAAGATGGAGGAATAAATGAAAAATTTAGTAATATCAACTTTAATAACTTTAGTGTTGGTAACTGCTACTTATGTATTGCTTGGTAATTATGTCAAGCAAACTGTGAGTGACACACCAGCTTATGTCGAAGAATTTAATAAGACTAAACAAGTTTTATTAGCTAGGCTTGATAGTTTAGAAACAGAGAATGCCGAATTAAAATTAGAAAATGATGGTATCTTTCAAACTGTATTGATAGCAGAACGAAATTTAAAAACTTTAGAAAACTTTACTAGACAGGTCGAAGCAGACTATCTTAGTTTACAAGATGAGTTTTTAATTATGCAAGGAGATTTAATACTGATAAAACAAGACGGTGTTATTTTAAAAACCCAAACAAACAGCAGTATTGCTGAATTAAAAGCAATGTTAGCCTTGTTACAAACGAAGCCCTCAGAGGCGATAGTAGAGCCTGTAAAAGCAGAGCCTTATGTTGTCTCTAATGAGGTAGAAAAAGTTGTGGTAGAGCCTGTGGCTTGTCCTAAGCCTATAAAAAATAGAAGTTTTTCTTATTATATTAAGAATGTTAGTTTGAATAGGTCTGTGGCTTTTAGAATTGTGTATGATTTAGAGTTGGGAGAGCCTACTAATATAGAGTTTGAAGCGAACCCACCCATCAGTTTACGAAGAGCTACTATTAGATATTTAAATAGTTTAGATTTTGGGGAGGCTACTGCTGAAAACTGTTCAATTCCCTTTAAGGTTAATGTTTGATTATGACTGAAAGTATTGTTTTAAATAAAGAATTATTTAGAAAATTTGATAATTTTGTTATTAAAAATTATGAAAATATTTTTAATAAAGATAAAGTAGTTTATGAGGTTGAATTTTTAGGTAATGAAAACTTTAGAATTACTTTACACAACAATAAAGCCATGTCTTTAGGTAAAATAATTGCAGAAATTGCTGTTTAGCTATTGACAAGGTTTTTAAATTTACTATAATATTCTATGAAATTGTGCCGAAACGGAGGAATCTATGGCAATACAAGAAGGAATAGCTTATTGGGCTAGTGTTACGACTCCAAATACTAAGTTTGAACCTGTTTATACAGTAGACTTAGTAGTGAGTGACGATGTCGCCAAAGACTTTGAAAGTCGTGGTTTTAAAGTAAAAGAGATTACCATGAATGACGAAGTTATTGGAAAAGCAATTACATTTAAGAGAAAGGTTAATGGACCAAATGGTTTGGTTCGTCAACCTCCTAAACTTTTAGATGCAAATAAAGTACCTTTAGATGAGTTGGTTGGTAATGGCTCTAAAGTCAAAGTCCAGTATAATGAGTGGGAGACATCTAATAAGTACGGAGACTTTAAAGGCTTGGATTTTCAAGCCATGCAAGTGATTGATTTAGTTCAATATAAATCTAGTGATGGTTCAGAGTTTGATGCCATCGAAGGAGGAGAAGAGTTCTAATGATTATTAGTATTAAAAACGAAGAAGGTGAAGTTACTAACTTTGATGTTAGTGCAATAGCTGATGAGCAAAAGAAAAATGATGCTACTGTTATGGTAAATAAGGTAGGTAATCTTTCTGTTATTATCGAAGCTTTAGACTTTGCTAGTCGTACACACAGAGCAAACTTAGAAGAGCTATTAAAAGGCTGTCCTGAGTCGCAAGTGGAAGAGGATGCTGAAGAATCTACTGAAGATTCTGAGGAAACCTAACCACACTTTTTATCATAAATTTAGATAGGGTGTCTTCGGATGCCCTATTTTTTTGAGGTCAAAGATGGAAAACACATTAAAATTTAAGAAGTATCACTTGCCTTGTCCGGCTTGTGGTAGTAGCGATGCTCTTTCGGTTAATGAGAATGGTTCAGCTAAGTGTTTTAGTTGTGATGAGTTTTTTCCGAAAGGAGTGGACAAGCCAACAGATATAATACATAGTAAAACTAATATGACAGAAACAGTTAGAGAACTAAATGCTCATGGTGGAGTCTTCGCTAAGTTAGCAGATAGAAATATCTCAAGAGAGACTGCGGAAAAGTATGGAGTTAAAACTGTTTATGATAGTGCTGGGCAAATAGCCCAACATATTTATCCTTTATATATCAACAACGAACTAACCTCTAATAAGATTAGATATGTTCGAGACAAAAAGTTTAGCTACGATGTCAGTCCTCAAGGGGTTGGCTTGTTTGGTCAACAACTATTCAAAGAAGGTGGGAAGTATTTAACCATAACTGAGGGTGAGTGTGATGCTATGTCGGCTTACGAATTATTAGGCAGTAAGTGGGCAGTAGTTTCTATTATCAGAGGAGCTTCCGGAGCAGTTAAAGATATTAAAGAGAACTTAGAATACATAGAAAGCTTTGATAATATTGTCATTTGTTTTGATAAAGATAGACAAGGCATTGAGTCAGCTAAGAAAGTTGCTAGTATTCTTAAACCCGGCAAGGCTAAGATAGTCACTCTACCTAATGGTTACAAAGATGCTAATGATATGCTTCTTAAAGGCAAATACAAAGAGTTTGTTAGTGCTTGGTGGGATGCTAAACTTTATACTCCTAGTGGTATCATTAGAGTATCAGAGAAGAAAGATGCTTTTTTAGATAGGGAAAAGAAAGAATCCGTGCCTTATCCTTGGGCGGGACTAAATGAAAAGCTTTATGGTATGCGACAAGGTGAGCTGGTAACTCTTACTGGGGGTACAGGACTTGGTAAATCAAGTGTAACTAGAGAGTTAGAACACTGGTTAGTGCAACAGACAAATGATAATGTAGGTATTATAGCCTTGGAAGAAGATTGGCGAAGAACAGTTGATGGTATACTTTCTATCGAAGCCAATGCCCGATTATACATTGACCAAGAAAGAGAGAGGTTTGATGAGTCAACTTTGATGTCTATGTTTGATAAGGTTTTTAAAGATGACAAGGTATTTATACATGCTCATTTTGGTACTAATCAAATAGATGATATTTTTGCTAAGCTTAGATACTTAATAGTTGGTTGTGATTGTCGTTGGGTGGTGGTAGACCACTTACACATGCTTGTCAGTGCCTTAGAAGAGGGTGACGAAAGACGAGCCATAGATAATATTATGACTAGACTTAGAAGTTTAGTTGAGGAGACAGGAGCTGGAGTGTTTTTAGTTTCACACCTGAGAAGGGTTGATGGCAACAAAGGACATGAGAATGGTATTGAAGTTTCTTTATCACACTTGAGAGGGTCTAATAGCATTGGACAATTAAGTGATTGTGTGATAGCATTAGAAAGGAATCAACAGTCCGATGACCCAGAAGAGGCAAGGACTACTAGACTTAGAATCTTGAAGTCTAGATATACAGGGGATGTCGGTATGGCAACTGCTTTAATTTATGATAAAGAAACCGGAAGGTTATCAGAAACTTATGACACAGATTTTGACATACAAGATAATCAAACTTCAATAGCTTTTTAATGGAACTTGTCTTTGATATAGAAACAAATGGATTACTTTGGGCATCATCATTAAAAGATAAAGAAACAGGCGAGGTAATTAATTTACCACCTGCTTCAACTATTTGGTGTATTGTTGCTGTTGATAGTTCAGACAAGATATATAGTTTTAAACCAGACAGAATTGACGAGGGCATTGAGTTTTTAAAGTCTGCTGATAATTTAGTTGGGCATAATATTTTAGGCTTTGATATTCCGGCTATAGATAGGATAAAGCAGGTAAACTTATGTGACCATGCTAATATTATTGATACTTTGACCTTATCAAGATTATTACATCCTACTAGGGAAGGGGGACATAGCCTAGAAAAGTGGGGTTGGAAACTCAACTGCCCTAAGTCAACTGCACCGGTTTTTACAGAATACAGTGATGAAATGTTAGATTATTGTATTCAAGATGTTAAATTAAATAAAAAAGTTTTAGAAAAACTTAGACAAGATAGTAAGGGTTTTTCTAAAGAGTCTGTTAGTTTAGAACACAATACCACCAACATATTAATAGAACAAGAACTAAATGGTTTTCTGTTTGATGAGAGAAGAGCAATAGATTTATTAAGTTGTTTGAATCAAAGAAAAAAAGAAGTAGAAGATGAAGTTCATGCTACTTTTAAGCCTAAGTGGATTCCTGTTAAGGAAGTTATACCCAAGCTTAAAAAAGATGGCACTTTATCAAAATCTGGACTTACCTCCGTTGAGTATCAGGAAAGAGTTGGAACTAATGACACTACTCCTTTTATGAGAAAAGAACTTAGAGAATTTAATCTCGGCTCTCGTCAACAGATTGGCGAGTATCTTATTGATTTTGGTTGGCAACCTAAAAGGTTTACCCCTACCGGACAACCAATAGTTGATGAAGGAACTCTAAGCAAGATTGCACATATTAAAGAAGCTCAGTTAATAGCTGAATATTTATTAATACAAAAACGGGTTGGTCAAATAGAGTCTTGGATAGATAATATTAAAGACGATGGTAGGGTGCATGGTGCTGTTATTTCTACTGGCACAATTACTGGTAGAATGTCGCATCGAAATCCTAACATGGCTCAAGTACCGGCAGTATACAGTCCTTATGGTAAAGAGTGTCGTGCTTGTTGGACAGTGCCAAAAGGTTATAAGTTAGTAGGTATAGATGCTTCAGGGCTAGAACTAAGGATGTTAGCTCACTATATGTCAGACGAGGAATATATAAATGAAATTATCAATGGAGACATTCACACAACTAATCAAGAGTTTGCTGGACTTAAATCAAGAGACGAGGCTAAAACTTTCATCTATGCACTTATATACGGAGCAGGAGATGAAAAAATTGGAAGCATCGTTGCAGGAAATAGAGCAGATGGTAAACAACTGCGAGAACAGTTTCTTGCTAGTTTACCAGCACTTAAATCTCTTAAGACAAGAGTTGAGACAGCGGCTCAAAGAAATTTCCTCAAAGGATTAGACGGTAGAAAGATATTTTTAAGACACAAACATGCTGCTTTGAACTCTTTATTACAAGGAGGAGGAGCTATAGTAATGAAAAAAGCTTTAATTTTATTGCATAACAAACTAAAAGAAGCTAAGATTAATTTTAAGTTTGTTGCAAACATTCACGATGAATGGCAACTTGAGGTCAAAGAAAGCCAAGCAGAACGAGCAGGACAATTAGCTGTTCAGAGTATTCAAGATGCCGGTGAGTACTTTAATATGCGATGTCCTCTCGATGGCGAATACAAAGTCGGAGACAACTGGAGTGAAACCCACTAAAAAAGACCGAAAGAAATTTGATATTGACCTTGAATATGGCAGTATCAGAGAAGATAAAATAGCTGAGATGCTTTTCAATAAAAAGATTGAAGTTAAATCTGAGAGAGGCATGTGGATGAAAACAGGAAATATAGCTATTGAGTATGAAAGCTATGGTAAGCCCTCTGGTATAAAAGCTACTGAATCAGATTACTGGTTTCATAATCTCTGTGTTGGAGATAAAGAGTTCTGTACTTTAGTTTTCAGCACTGAAGTCCTTAAATCTATCGTTGAAAAGTTAGATTACTTTAAAACAGTTTGTGGTGGCGACCATAATGCTAGTAGAATGTATTTAATAAATCTTCAAAAACTATTTTCATCTGATGTTATTAAAGCTTTCAAGAAAGAAATAGAAAAAAATGACAAACAAAAATAAAGATATAGTGGACACTTCTAAATCTGAAGTGTATAATATTAATAAGTTCACATCGGAAGCCGGACACTGGTATGACAGAGAAGGCTTACCTGCCTACACCATAGTAGGAGCAAACGGTAAAGAACGAAACACTACCCTCAGAGATGCTAAGAAAGAAGGACTAGTTCCTTCTGTTACTACTATTTTAAATCTAGTAGCAAAACCATCACTAGAAAACTGGAAGATAAACAAAGCTTTAGAAGCTTCTGTTGCTTTAAAGAAAACAGAAGAAGAGTCAGTAGAAGAGTTTATTTACAGATGTAAAACTGCTCAGAGAGAGATAGGGCAAACTGCCGCTAGTCAAGGTACTAAAATACATGCTCTCATTGAAAAAGGTTTTGAGGGTAAATCTAAAAACAAATCTTATTTTGCTGTTAAAGCATTTTTAGACCAGCACTTTCCTAATGAAAAATGGATTGCTGAGGATTCTTTTTGTTCTGAAAAAGGCTATGGAGGTAAAATAGATTTATATTCTAAGTCTGGTATTTTTGTAGACTTTAAAACAAAAGATAATTTAGTAGATAAAGAACCTGCTAAATTAGTCTATGATGAACATGGTATGCAATTATCTGCTTATGCTGAAGGCTGTGGGTTTTCTAAACCTGAAAGGGTTTCAATCTTCGTAGATAGACAAAAAACTGATTTGGTTTTAGGTCATATCTGGGATAAAGAATCTCATATTAAGCATATTAAAATGTTTGAAAGCTTACTAACTTATTGGAAATTAGTAAAAAACTATGACTCTGCTGTATTATGAATGGTAAGAAAGCAAAAAAATTAAGACGAAGAAGTAAAGAATTGTTGATAGAGTGGTTGAAAACTATGGTGCCTGAAGGTGAAGATAGTGAAAAAATAACTGTCAACAACTTGAACAATTTTTTACCGACACAAACACATGTGTATGCTAATAATAAAATGATGGTTAGTGCTTATTCTTTACGTTGGTTTTACAAGCAGGTCAAGAAAAATCCAGATATAACTTTAAAAGATATACTAAAATGAATATAAAATATAAGTTTAATGAAGATAAAATCTTACAAGAAATAAAAGCTTATATTGATTCTACTTATGACCAACATTACTCACAAGGTAAATATCAAGCTACTGATATGATTATAGATGCTGGACACGGTGAAGGTTTTAGTATTGGTAATATTATGAAGTATGCTATGAGATGTGGGAAAAAAGATGAAAAAAGAAAAGAGTTGTTAAAAATAATTCACTATGGAATTATTGGTTTATATGTAGAGGAAAGTAATGGAAGATAAGGTAGGAGTAAAAGAATATTTAGGTATAAAGATTAATTATGAAAATGAAAAACTTTTAGATAAATTTAGTTTAGATACTCTAAAAGATAGATATTTTACAGGAGAAGAAACACATGCCCAAGAAGCATTCGCAAGAGCCTCCGTCTTCGGAGCAACATTCAAAGGAGTTACGGATTTTGAACTGGCTCAACGACTGTACAACTACAGTTCCCGTTGTTGGTTCATGTTTAGCACTCCTATACTTAGTAACGGGGGAACAAGTCGTGGGCTACCTATTAGTTGTTTCCTTAATTATGTTCCTGACAGCCGAATTGGTTTGTCATCTCATTATGATGAGAATATATGGTTGGCTAGTTCAGGCGGAGGTATTGGTGGATATTGGGGAGATGTGCGTAGTAACGGTGTATCTACTGCTCACGGTAGTAAGTCTACTGGTTCAATCCCCTTCATGCATGTTGTAGATTCACAGATGTTAGCCTTTAATCAAGGTGTAACAAGAAGAGGTAGTTATGCTGCTTACATGAATATTTGGCACCCAGAGATTGAAGAGTTTATTAATATGAGGAAAGAGTCAGGTGGTGATATTAATAGAAAGTGCTTGAACTTACACAATGGAGTCAATATTAATAATGAATTTTTACGAGCTATTGAAAACGATGAAGAATGGCGATTGATTGACCCTAAATCAAACGAAGCTGTCAAAACTATTAATGCAAGGGATTTATGGTGGCAATTATTAAATGCTCGAGCAGAAACTGGAGAGCCTTACATAGTCAACTTAGATACTTGTAATGAAGCTTTACCACAAAAACAAAAAGATTTGGGTTTAGAGATTAAACAAAGTAACTTATGCTCTGAAATTACTCTACCTACTGATGAAGAAAGAACAGCTGTTTGTTGTTTGTCTTCGGTAAACTTAGAACATTTTGATAAGTGGTCTAAAAAGAAAAACTTTATTAATGATTTAGTTACTATGCTAGACAATGTACTGCAACACTTTATAGATAATGCAGTTGATACTACACAGCTAGGAGAATACAATGCTAATTTTAAAAGATTTAAAAAATATATACGAGCAGGTAAAGAGGGTTTTACGAGAGCAACTTATTCAGCTTACAGAGAAAGGTCGATTGGCTTGGGAGCAATGGGTTTCCATGCTTACTTACAATCTAAACAAATACCTTTTGAAAGCATCTTTGCTTCTGGCTTCAACCATAAAGCATTTAGCCACATCAAAGAAAAAGCTTTCGAGGCTTCTCAAAGACTTGCTGATACAAGGGGAGAAGCTCCTGATATCTCTGGTAGTGGGGTTCGGAATGCTCATCTTCTTGCTGTTGCTCCTAATGCTTCTTCTAGTATTATATGTGGGGGGACTTCTCCTTCGATTGAGCCTTACAGGGCTAACGTTTATACACACAAAACTCTTTCGGGGAGCTACCAAGTAAAGAATAAGTATTTAGAAAAACTTCTTAGGTCTAAAGGTTTAAAAGGACAAGAGTTAATAGAGACTTGGAAAGACATTGCTGGACATGATGGTTCGGTACAACACTTAAAATTTTTAACAGCAGAAGAAAAAGAGTTATTTAAAACTGCTAATGAAATAAATCAGATATGGTTAGTTGAACATGCTTACAAGCGACAAGAGTTTATTTGTCAATCTCAATCAGTAAATTTATTTTTTGTCTTACCTAAAGCCACTGAGTCTCAAGAAGTACATGATGATTACATGCAGTATGTTAATGATGTGCATTGGTATGGTGCTTGTAAGTTAAAATCTTTGTATTATTTTAGGTCGAATGCTGCAAGGAATGCAGAGAATGTTAATATTAAAATACCTCGTATTAAACTAGACGAGGGTTGTATAGCTTGTGAGGGATAGTGCCGAAGAAATCAAAGAGTCAGTTTTCTACCGCACATAAACCAGTTGCAGGAGTAAACGGTAAAAAAACTTCGCAAGGGCAAGGTAACTTAGCAACATCTACGATGAACAAACATAAAAGAAGAAGCTTTAAAAAATATAGAGGACAAGGATGAAAAAAAAATTATTAGAAACAATATATTGGATAGACAGTTGTTGGAAATTAGTTATGGACAATAGATATAATCCTCTTAAGTATATACCAGACCCATCTATACAGGCTTACTTTACTTTAGTTTTGTTTACAGTTTGGAGTTTCTTTTTTGGTTTACTTGCTACTTACTACATGGGTTGGTATGGTTATAACTCTGTTCTCTCTTTTGCAGTGCATTGTAGTGTTATTATACCTTTACTTTTCACTAGAGCAGTATTCTTAGATGCTGAACGAGATGGTGCTAAATGGTTAAAAAAAATTAAAAGGAGTAAAAAATAAAATGTTTACTAATGAATTATTTGAAGCTTTGTATGAAAAATACTCAGCACAACAAAAAATAGCTAAAACTAATTTAAGGTTGTATATTACTAATCCAGTTGCAGTAGCCGACCACCCTGATATGGTGGCTACTTTTGATAAGCTGTTTAAAAAATATGTAGAAGCAACTGAAAATATTAAAAGATTAAGGGAGTTAGATTATGAGTTTACTAGCGAATAGAGAATATTATAAACCTTTTGATGATGCATGGATGTTTGATTACTATGTCCTGCAAAATCAAATGCATTGGATGCCGGAGTCTGTGCCACTACATACAGATGTTAAGGATTGGCAAGACCTTTCGGATGTTGAAAAGAATTTACTAACACAAATATTTAGATTGTTTACTCAATCAGATGTTGATGTTGGTGCTGGTTATATAGACAGATATATGAGAATATTTAAAAAACCAGAGGCTCGTATGATGATGGGTTCGTTTGCTAATATGGAATCTATTCATCAACATGCTTACAGTTTATTACTTGATACTGTTGGTATGCCTGATAATGAGTATAAAGCTTTTGCTGAGTATGAAGAGATGTCCGACAAACATGAATATATCAATGATATTAAGACTACTAGACAAGATAAAAGAAGTATAGCTAAAACTTTAGCAGTCTACTCAGCCTTTACTGAAGGACTACAGTTGTTCTCAAGTTTTGCAATCTTATTAAACTTTCCAAGGTTCGGTAAGATGAAAGGCATGGGACAGATAGTTACTTACTCTATTCGTGATGAGTCCATGCATGTCGAAGCTATGACTAAACTGTTTAGACAATTCATTCAAGAGAACATAGATATTTGGACAGATGAATTTAAAAAAGAGATATACGATATCTGTAGACAAATGGTTGAACTAGAAGATAAATTTTTAGATTTAGTTTTTGAAATGGGTAATATTCAAGGCTTAACTAAAGAAGATATGTACAAGTACAATCGTTATATTGCTGATAGAAGACTTTTACAACTAGGTCTTAAACCTAATTACAATCAAAAAGAAAATCCTCTTACTTGGCTAGATGAAGTTATGGGTGTTGAACATCAAAACTTTTTTGAAGGTAGGGCTACTACTTACATGAAGGCAGGTTTAAGAGGTAGACAAGATAAAGTTA